GGACATCTAACAATAGATTACTATCAAGCTATCAGTTCTCCAGGTTGTTTTACGGCAACAGGAACAAGTCCAATATCAGTAACTGGATTATCTGGATCAACGAGTTATACATTTAGAGTAAGAGCACATAATTCTAAAGGTTATGGATGTTATAGTTCATCTAGTGGAAGCATAACAACACCAGCTAATGTTCGTGCTATGTGTATCAGTACTTGTGGTGCTAATGTGATTACTTGTAATCATTGTTCAAAATATAAATTAGCTTCATTTTTAGGAACAGGATCTTTTACAGTTAATTCTTTATCAAACGGACTCACAAACGGAAATAAAATAGCATATATGGTAGCGGCTGGCGGAGGAGGAGGGGGAGCTGTACCATATGGTGGTGGCGGCGGCGGTGGCGGCGGAGGCATACATTTTGCTGGATATACTCTGGCCAGTCCATGGGATATATCTACGGGTTTTTGTGCTACCGTAAGGAGTTATTCAGTATCAGTTGGCGGAGGCGGAAGTGGCCGCCTCGGTTCGGTGAGTTCAGGTGGTTCAGGTGGTCCAGGTGGTTGCGGAACAGCCACTTATATTAGTTGCATATACAGCGTTTGCGGAGGCGGCGGCGGAGGTCCACTAAATTATAGGTATGCTCCGACTAATTATGCCGGTTTACCAGGAGGTTCAGGTGGCGGTGGCGGCGGACCAGGTTATCCCGCTGGTGCTGGAGGTTCAGGTATATCCGGCCAAGGAAATAATGGAGGTTCTGGCGGTAGTGTTTTTGATTGTTGTGGAGGAATTTGTAATAACGGTGGCGGTGGCGGTGGAAGCAATGAAGTCGGCTTTTCCGGTTACGGTTGTGGCATGGGTGGAGCCGGAACTGGAGTGCAAAATTGGAGTTCCGGAGTATCATGTTGGACCGCTTTTGGTATTTCTCGGGCCAATTTGTTGTTCGGCGCTGGCGGCGGTGCAGGTTTTCAATCATTTAGTTATAATTCAAACATGGGTGTGGGTGGATCTGGCATCGGCGGCCGAGGAGGAAAAAAAGTTCAAGGCGGCACTTATATGTTGGCAACAAGTGCTGTTGCTTCTAGCGGTTCGGGAGGTGGAGGAAACTTAGGTATTGGACCGGACACATATTCGGGTTCCGGAAGTGGTGGTGGTGTAATCATAAGGTGGAGGTATGCAGTATAATGGCACATTACGCTAAATTGGATGAAAATAATATAGTAATTGGAGTTATAGTTGTACGTAATATAGATTGTTTGGATGAAAATGGTAATGAAAGTGAAGAGATTGCTATAAATTTTTTAATAAAAAATGGCCATATGGGGCGTTACGTTAAAACAAGTTATGGTACCATTGGAAATGTACACTATTTGCATACTGAGGAAGGTTTAATTCCAAGCGGACAACCTGCATTTAGAAAAAACTATGCTATTATTGGTGGCATTTACGATCCAATTAGAGATGCATTTATTCCACCTAAGCCAGAAGATCCAAACAATCCAGATAGATATGTTTTGGATGAAGACAAATGTATTTGGATAGATACATTACACAAAGATATTAATATAGGAGTAACGAGACTATAATATCACCACCAATAAACTAAATACTTGAAACTTTGTTCTTCAATAATATAGGAAATAAAATGGCAACACCAAATGATTTTGACAGAAGTAGTATTAAATATTCGATTGACGTTGGCCAAGTGGCGAAACGTGAGAAACACAATGGCTATGAGAATGTAATTGATGAGTTACGTTACCATATTATCCTAGAATGTGTTATCGATGGTCAAATGAAAACCAAAAAAATCTTCCAAGTAACACATTTGGATGTGGACAACATTAAAGATTTTGTTCATTTCGACAGTTGTAATCGTACTGTTTTGGCCAAATGGGCTTCAGACCACATCGAACAAACAAATATTGAAGCTTTGAAAGATCAAGCTTTAGAAGAGTGGTTCCCCACCCGTGTATACGTTAACGTGTAACTAAGTTAAACAGCGAAACTGCTACCACAACCACAAGTTGATTGTGCATTTGGATTAGTTATTTTAAATTCTGATCCTTGTAAATCTTCTTTATAATCAATACTGGCACCTTCTAAGTATTGCATACTCATTGCATCAATTAGTACCTTAAAGTCACCCAATGGTACCTCAAAATCATCTTCATTCATTATCTCATCGAATGTAAATCCATAACTCATTCCACTACAACCCCCACCCTGTACAAAAGTTCTTAATTTTAAATCTGGATTATTTTCCTCTGCAAAAAGATCCAATATTTTTATTTTTGCTGATTCTGTTATTGTTATCATACTCTGAAACTTTCTCCGCAGCCGCAACGGTCACGTTCATTTGGGTTTTTGAAATCAAATCCTTCATTGAGTCCATTACGAACCCAATCCATTGTTAGGCCTTTAAGATATATATCACTTTTTAAATCTATAAGAACTACAAAATCTTGTTGTGAATAGTTAATTACACCTTCTTCAAATTCATATTTATCGACATACTCTATTGTATATGCTAAACCACTACATCCAGTAGTTCTTACACCTAATCGAATTCCAACTCCTTTACCACGCTTTTGAAGTTGAGATTTAACTTTCTTGTATGCCTTTTCAGTAAACGTTATCATTTTATTTTATGTACAAAGCTTTGGCTTTTTTAATTTGACCTAGGTTTGTATAAGATGTTGCAAGCCGAGCTATACAACACATTCTATAAGATAGTCTTAATAGGTGTATAAATTTTTTCATTTCCTATTCATTTTTTTCCTGTAGTCTTCTACTGCTGCTTTAATAGCATCTTCTGCAAGTATGCTACAATGTATTTTAACCGGTGGTAGGGCAAGTTCTTCAGCAATTCTTGAATTAGTAATTTTTCCCGCTTCGTCAAGCGTTTTTCCTTTAACCCATTCTGTGACGAGACTGGAACTTGCAATTGCTGATCCACATCCATATGTTTTGAATCGTGCATCCACTATTATACCTTTCTCAACTTTAATTTGTAGCTTCATTACATCCCCGCAAGCAGGCGCCCCCACCATTCCTGTACCAATGGTTTCGTCTATATCAAACTTACCTACGTTACGAGGATTTTCATAATGATCTATCACTTTATCTGAGTAAGCCATTAATTTGGCACCAATACAATTTTACGAACATTAGTGGCAGGATCAATCATTTCTTGCCAATGATATCCAAGAGGTGGTTGTTGTATTACACTTGGTTGTGTGTAGATGACTGGTGGTTGTTCAATAATTACTGGACGATTAGCAATTTCATATCCAATAACACCACCAATTAAGATTGGTGCAACCCATCCACATCCATAACAACCTCCACGATATCCGTAATGACGGAATCCTTCATGTGCTGAAGCTGTTAATGTAATGAAAGATAATATTAAAAGTAATTTTTTCATACGATTCTCCTTTTGTGTAGTTCGTATAGGTAAGCCACCTCAGTAATTCTGGTGTGAGTGTTTCTGCTCCCAAGTATAATGATGATAGCATTATTTATTTTTGTAACGATACAACCACCTGAAGCTGTGATCCATCCAGTCTTACTAATCTCAAATGGTTTCTTATGTATAATAGGATTAGTATTATTAAAAACTATTTTACGCTTCTTTACTTGTACTTCAACATTAGATTTCTTATCAGCATCAACAATAAAAGGATAGTGTGCTGCAGCTTGAACCAAAGAAACTAATTCAGTCGCTGTAGATACATTTCTCTTATCTAAACCTGTTGGTTCGTATACAAGAGAATGATCCATACCTAGGGAATGAAGCTTCTGATTCATAGCATACACACATACACCAAAACCTCCAGGGTATTGTTCACATAATGTTTGTGCTGCACGATTGTTGGATGAAACCAAAGCTAACTCAAGGAGTTTTCCTCTTGTTAATTGTGATGGTAATCGATCTCTTATTTTAGTTGAGAGTGGTATTACTTCTTCTAAATCTTGATGTGAATCCAAAACAATCATAGACACAATCAATTTACTAATACTAGCAATTGATCTAATCTCATCAGCATTAGCTTGTTCTAAGATTTGGCCTTCACTATTAGATACAATCCACGATTTTGCTGTGATTGGTTGTGCTTGAGCGATACCAATAAAAAAACATAATATAAAAAATAACTTACGTATCAATTTAATACTCCATCAATGATAGTGGAGTATTTATTTGGTCAATTCCACATAAGAAATAAGAACAGCCATCGTTATCACCCATAAGAAAGCAAAAAATCCAAGAATATATTTCATAGGTAATTCTAAAATAAAATCTGCTAAAGACATCGTTTCAACAATTTTATCATTCTGATTTTTGTTGTTTAGAGTATTCTTCATCTTCCTTCTTTATTCTTTCTTCTTGAGCTTGTAGCCATATGAGATGTTCTTTTCTTCGTTCTGCCTGTTTCCGTTTAACAATTTCAGGTTCAAGTTCAGGCCATCTTTGTTTTCTGTCATACGAAACATAAGTCATCATTATTACAACCGTTAACCCCATAACAAGAGCAAACAATCCATAAGACAATTCTTCCATATAATGTTTTATCTTTGCTCTTCTTCTTTCGGCTCTTCTAGCATCTTCTCTTAATTTTCTAGTGAGTAATACCTTTTGTTGGCCACCCATTTCTTTCATCATGTGACTAACATCAGTCCAAAGACCACCTAATTCTGGAGGAGAATCATAAACCAACATCTCACGCAATTCAGTCTGCATTTGTTCTAATTGTTTTTTCATTATAACAAGTTGTAGAGCACGGCGTCCTAGACTTTCATTGCCTTCATATATCTCTTCACGATTTTTACGTTCTTCTTCTTCAATAACTGCTATACATTTATTCATGTTATCAAAGAAATCACCAAGATAATTGGCAAGTTCTTGGTAGATACCAGCAGTCTCACCACCACGTTTGTTTAATTCTATTACACGGTTTTTTTCTTGGATGAATTGATTACGTGCTTCTATAGTTGCTGGTTTATCAGGTGGATGTGCTTTTGAAAACTGCTCGTCAAGGTCCTTGAGGACGGATTTAACCTCCCCAGCGGCACCTTTGATGTCTTTGTATAATTGACATCCTTTTTTGACAGCAGCAACTGCTCCGTTTGCCAAGGCAAACAGCGTTAATGGATCCATTTCCCACCTTGGCTTGATTAAAATTTTAATGGCAAAGATGACAAGGACGGCTTGTGGTCCGAAACGAATTCATATATAATGTTATATTATTATTTATGTGAGGGAATCATTATGAAAGTTCTAGCGTTACGCCTTGTTACAGGTGAAGATCTTCTTGGAGAGTTGGAAAGTGAATCGGAAACTGAATTCGTTATTGAAAATCCAGTAGGGATTACAGTTGTCCGTGGTAAAGATGGTACACCTAATGTGGGATTCTCACCATTTCCATTACACTCCGAACAAAAATCTGGTTCAACTATTGCCTTAGCTAAGAAACATGTAGTATACTCATACACTCCATCAGAAGATTTTGTTTCTAATTACAATCAAATCTTTGGTTCAGGCATCGTTCTTCCACCAACAAAACAACTTATCACAGGTTAATGACAACATTTTACACCAATGTGCAATCAATTGGTAATTCAATCCTATATCGTGGCATCAAGAATGGTGAACGAATCAAAGATAGGATTGATTACTCACCTTCACTTTATCTTCCATCCAGAAACAAAAACGAAACGATATTCAAATCACTAGACGGTGTACCACTCTCTCAAAAGAGATTCAATAGTATTTCAGAAGCCAGAGAGTTCGTTAAGTCGTTCAAAGATGACAAAGGCAAACCAATACCTGGTTCTCCAACTGTTTATGGACAGGAGAGGTATGAGTATGCCTTTATTGCGGATGAACATCCAGAGATGGTGGACTGGGACCAAGACCATGTTTCAATAGCCATCATCGATATTGAGGTTGGTTCTGAAAATGGTTTTCCTGATCCATACGAAGCAAATGAGCCAATCACAGCCATTTGTATTACCTTTCTAAACGGTAAAACATGGGTGTTTGGTTGTGGTGACTATGTTACCCAAGGTGATGAATTATATGTCAAATGTAAGGATGAATGGACTCTCTGTAAGAAGTTTATGTCTTTGTGGAAAGACCAATGTCCTGATGTTCTGACCGGTTGGAATACAAAGTTCTTTGATATACCCTATCTCATCAATCGATTCAATAAAATTCTAGGTGAAAAAGATACCAAGAAGTTATCTCCTTGGGGTTATATCTTTGAAAGAAAGACACTCATTAATGGTAAGCCAATGATTGCCTATGATCTAGTTGGTGTTGGTTGTTTAGATTATATCGAACTCTACAAATGGTATGCTCCTGGCGGAAAGTCACAAGAGTCCTATCGTTTGGATAATATTGCACAAGTTGAACTTGGTGAGGGTAAAATCTCCTATGAAGAGTTTGATAACCTACATGCTTTGTATCGTTTGAATTTTCAAAAGTTTATTGAATATAACATCAAAGACGTTGAATTGATTATCAAACTGGAAGACAAGTTAAAGTTGATTGAATTGGCTTTGACTTTGGCTTATGATACTAAGTCCAACTATGATGATGTGTTCGCACAGACTCGTATGTGGGATGCCTTGACATATTCCTATTTGTTA